ACACCTAACATTGTTAGAGGGCAATATGGACACAGAACGTAAACTTAAGAAAGTAAAGATCTCCATCATGCGTAACCCGAAGTTTGCACTTTGGCAAGGCGTGTTGATGATTGGTAAAACACAGGTGGCCGACGATGTCGCAACGGCACAGACCAACGGACGTGATGAAGTCTACGGACGACAGTTCGTAGAGAGCTTGACTGAATCCGAGCTTGCCTTCGTGGTACTTCACGAGGCATTGCACAAAGCACTACGGCACTTTTCAACGTGGAGAAAACTCAGCGAAGAGAATCAACTGCTATGCAACGCTGCTTGCGATTACGTCATTAACCTCATGCTCTATGACTTGGACAAACAGGAGCAAACGATCCGTATGCCAAGGTACAAGGACGGCCCGAAAAAAGGGGAGCGGCTCGGGCTCATTGATGAGAAGTACAGAGGCATGAACACCAAGCAAGTCTTTGACTTACTAAAGAAGGAGTGCGAGGGTGGCGGTGAAGGCAGTGGTGGTGGTAAAGATCGGTTCGATGAGCACGACTGGGACGGGTTCGATGAGCTTACGGACGAGCAAAAGCGTGAGCTTGAGCGCGAGGTTGATGCTGCGATCAGGCAAGGACAGATAGCTGCGCAGAAGGTGGCGGGTAAGGGGTCAAGCGGGATGCCGAGAGAGTTGGCCGACTTGCTCGAAGCCAAGATCGACTGGCGCGAGGAGTTGCGCGAGTTTATCAAGGCATTCTGCCTATCGAAGGACAAGAGCAGTTGGCGCAGACCAAACCGTCGATTCATTTCGGAGGGTGTTTACTTGCCTACATTGATAGGTGAGAAGGTTGGGCATATTGTGATTGGGCCTGATATGTCAGGGAGTATTGCGGATGAGTTGACTGCGTTCTTTTCCGAGATTCGCTACATATCGGAGGAGATCATGCCCGAGAAAGTTGACTTGATCTATTGGGACTGCGCGGTCACGGGGCATGAGGAGTATGACAGTGCGACTGTACCTAACATTGTTAGCTCAACAAAACCAAAAGGTGGTGGCGGCACTGCGCCAAGCTGTGTTAGTCGCTATCTCAAAGACAAAAAGATTGTGCCGGACTGCATCATCATGTTCACTGATGGGTACGTTGGTAACGATTGGGGATCGGATTGGGAGGCTCCGATCTTATGGGTTATTGCAGGTAACAAGAAAGCACAAGCTGCACACGGTAAAACCATACACATTTGATGAGGAGGTAAACATGGTTATCATACAGCTTGGGTATTCAACAAGTTATGTTATGACTAAGGAGGATGCCTTGACCTTAGTTGGCATCGTTGAGCGATCCCATAAATGGGAGGAGAAGTATGTTCCCGCAGCGGAATCCGCAACAGGGGAGTCGCATTTGCTGTACTATGCTTATCCCCCAGAAGAAATGCCAAACATGAAGATTGTGAATAATAATATATACGAGATGGCGAAATTGGCTGGTAAACCACGTAGTAAATCTTAACTTAATCAACCTAACATTGTTAGAGGGAACTCAAATGAGTATTAGCGCATCCGCAGTATTGGTAGAGCTGAACATCAGTGTGTGGCCTGCCACGATCAAAGACAGCAAAGTCAGCGATCAAATCACGAGCGCCGCATCAGCGATTGCCGACGCAGGACAGTTCCGCAAAAATTTATTTGCCGGTACGTCCTTACGCAAAGACATCGAGAACTATGCAGCCCGTGCTCGCTTGTACAACAATCAACGCACAATGCCTTGGGCTGACAAAGGCGAGCGGCTGCTACCGACTAAGTTGTTTATGGACTACAAAATCAGTATGAGTACGTTCCAACAACAATTCGACAGTATGTGCAGCACGTTCTTTCAGAATTACGCCGTGCTTATCCAGCAGGCACAAACTAACTTGGTAGGGCTGTTCAACCCTGACGACTACCCCCCTCTCGATGAGGTGAAGGAGAAGTTTGCATTCAATCTTACGGTTAAGCCTGTACCTGAATCAGGAGACTTTCGGTTGGATATCCCCGCTACGGACTTAGAAGAAATCAAGCAATCGTTTGAGAATCAACAAGCCCAAAAGATGGCAGACGCTATGCGTACGCCGTGGGAGCGGTTGCACACGATGCTTACTGCGATGTCAACTAAACTGGCTAAAGGCAGGGATGAAAAAGCAAACATGCGTTGGCATGACTCATTTATTAGTAACCCGCTGGAGCTGTGCCAATTGCTTACTGCTATGAACATAACCAACGACCCCAAGTTGGAGGAAGCAAGAAAGCAACTGGAGCTAACAATGTTAGGTACTAATTTGGGTGCGCTGAAAGAAGATGTACATGCGCGTGAGGATTTGAAAGCAAAAGTCGATGACATCCTTGGTAAATTTTCTTGGTAAGGGGTAGTTATGGAAAAGCACGAAATTTTGTCTTATCGGTCGCTTGCCCATCAAGCGTTGCTACAATCTAACGTACGACTTGATGGTGTTGGCACCCTAGAAAAGAGCCACCTCAAGTTTGAATTTACTGGAATGCTTGCTGATGTTGCATGGCCTTTGGTTACTAAGTTTCCTCATATCAACTGGGTGGTAGAGATGCGCGAAATAGGGGAAAATAAGTACAGAGCGCATAACTTTACAGCATTCAAGGAAGACAAGGAAGTTGGTAAAGTCACCACAGCATACTCCCGCAAATCAGGCTCTGCGTTTGCGCTATACAGCGAAACCATAAGTGAAGAGCGGGAGCGTGGTAGCTTTATGCGCACACAGAAAATTGATGTTGTGCTGGCTACTGTCAAGAAAAAGTTCAACCTTCGCTCTGTGCAGAAAATGTTTCAAGAGGCAGAAAAATCTGTTTACTTAATACTCAACAATCGTAAAAACGATTTAGAAAATAACAAATCAAACGCAAGACATATGATGGTAAAAGATATATTTCATAGTATAGAGATGGACCCTCAGATTGCTGCCGTTATTGCTCCGTTCATCGCAAAGCAGGATATGCTTAAGTACAACAAAGCGTGTCTTGAAATGCGTAGTCTTGAAGACATGCGTAGTATAATTGACAAGCCAGACAAGAGGACGGCTTTGGTGTTACTTGACAGGGGAGGTTATATTGTACGTGCCGAAGAACACGTCGCAATCTACAACGACGAAACACTGCCGGTGGAGATGCGTAAATCTTTGGGCTTACTTAAGCTGATACAGGAGAATGAGCAGTTTGTACCTGACGTTGGCGTACGAGTAAACGAGCATACTTTTCTAGTTTTAGTGGATGAAGCCTAACAATGTTAGGTTACTTGACAACATGAGGATAATGATGAACATTGAAGATACTTTAGAAGTTACAAGTGCTGTAGACCAAGTAAAGCCAAAACGAAAGGGTAGAGGGAAAGGTAAGAAGCCATCTATGGTGAGCACAAGCGTGCGAGTGCCTGAGTATGTACTTAATTGGTTCATATTAAACCATCCGTACGGCTTGCAACCAGCATTAAGGGCAGTGTTGATTAAGCACGTTGATGACAACACAAAGCACGTTGAAGACAACACAAAGCACGTTGAAGACAACACAAATTGCTAACCTAACAATGTTAGCTCAAGTTTGGCCGCACCCCACAAGGGTGCGGTTTTTTTTGACAATGTCAAAAGTTATGGTATAATCCAATTTTTAGTGGGGGTTTGCATGCATAAAGTTAGGACAATTTTACTTAGGGAATACGACGACACTGCGAGCAGCGAGTTAAAATGTCCTACGTGTAATGACATGTATTTACATCAACGCAACGTGACGGTGTTCCAGCGGTATGAAGACCAAGATAAAACAATTGTGATGCAGCAGTGTGAAGACGAAATGTTTGTTACAACTTTCCCATCGGGAGATACATGTAATCCTAGCCCTAGAAGGCATGGGCTTTTAATTGAGTTTGAATGTGAACACTGCCATCAAACGCATATAGATCGTGAAGGTGATGAAATTCCTAAACCACCATTGCACCGACTAGCTATATACCAGCATAAAGGCGTTACTTACGTGGAGTGGCAACTTGACTAAAACACCTGAAGCAAAAGTCAAAGCTAAAATAAAGAAGATACTGGAAGCCAACGGGGTGTACTACGTTATGCCGATTGGGTCGGGCTACGGCAAACGCGGGGTGCCGGACTTTATTTGTTGCTACAAAGGACTCTTTATGGCTATCGAAGCAAAAACAGTCGGTAACCTTCCTACTCTTTTACAACAACGTAACCTTGCAGAAATTGCTAACGCTGGTGGTACGGGCATGGTTGTTAACGAGAACAACCTGGACGCTATCCACGAGTGGTTGAAAATGCATAAAATGTAATGATGCCCTCCAGCATGGAAGCCGGGTGCACTAGCATGGCAGATGTGAGTGTGTGCTCGGGGCACAGCAAGAGGAGGGAGGTTCGGAGCTTGCTGTGACCTCTCCCAGCCGCGAGGGGGGCGCGGAATCTGCCTTTCCCCCCACTTATTATTATCACTAGTAAAGCAAAATGAATATCATAACTATAGATTTTGAAACGTATTACGACAAAGACTATAGCTTGTCAAAGATGACTACGGAGGAATACATCAGGGACGAACGGTTTGAAGTGATTGGTGTATCGGTTAAGGTGGGTGGTGCCGAGCCTGTCTGGTTCAGCGGGGGGACAGAAGATTCGCACCAGTTCCTGAAAGGCTTTAGCTTGGAGAAGCACTTAGTGCTAGCTCACAACGCGATGTTTGATGGGGCTATTCTTTCTTGGGTATATGGAATTACGCCAAAGGCATTTCTTGACACGCTGTGCATGGGTCGGGCTTTGCATGGGACAGAGATTGGCGGCAGTCTAGCGGTGCTAGCTTCTCATTACGAGGTTGGCAAAAAAGGTGATGAGGTGGTTCATGCGCTTGGCAAACACAGACTTGATTTTGACTCTGTCGATCTTGATCGGTACGGCGCTTATTGTTCCAATGATGTTGTTCTTACTTATGAATTGTTTCGATTGATGAGTGAGGGCTTTCCTTGGTCAGAACTAAAACTTATTGACGTAACAATAAAAATGTTTACTGACCCCGTGTTGTGCTTGGATCGGCATGTGCTTGTAAATGTTTTAGATTCCGCTAAAAAAGAAAAGGCTTCACTACTTGAGGCTGCGGGTTATTCAAGCGAAGACTTGATGAGTAATGACCGACTAGCTAACGCGCTGCGAGAACACGGTGTCAACCCACCAACAAAAATTAGCCCAACCACAGGTAAGGAAACTTACGCATTTGCAAAGAACGACGAAGAGTTTTTAGAATTACAAGAGCACCCATCAATTGCTGTGCAGGCTATCATTGCTGCTAGACTTGGCATTAAGTCTACGTTAACTGAGACAAGAGCTGAAAGATTGCTTGGTATTGCAAACCGTGGCAAATTGCCTGTACCCCTACGATACTATGCCGCGCATACAGGACGTTGGGGGGGCGATGACAAACTTAATCTGCAAAACCTTCCGCGAAGCTCAGCACTTAAACATGCAATTTTGGCACCACCTGGATATGTCATTATAGACTCTGATTCTTCACAGATTGAAGCCCGTACCTTGGCATGGCTTGCCAGTCAAAATGACTTGGTGTCAGCTTTTGAAAACGGCGAAGATGTTTATCGTATCACGGCTTCGCTTATATACAATAAAGCTGTTGAAGACATAACGCCAGCCGAACGGTTTGTAGGTAAGACCACGATTCTTGGTTCAGGCTATGGCATGGGTGCAGGGAAGTTCCAAAAGCAATTACAAGGCTTCGGTGTAACTATTGAGTTGCATGAAGCCAAGCGCATTATTAATGCATACAGAATGACTTACGATTGGATACCCGACCTTTGGAATCAAGCAAACCGAGCACTGGATGCCATGTGTGCTAACATGAGTGAACCGTTAGGCCGAACAGGTGCGCTTGAAGTTGAAGGGCGCAAAGGTATACGACTGCCGAATGGGTTGTATTTGAAGTACCCCAACTTACGTAAGACAGACGATGGATACGTGTACGATACAAAAAAAGGTAAAACAGTGCTTCCTATCAAAATATATGGAGGCAAGTTGGTTGAGAACGTGTGTCAAGCATTAGCTCGAATTATTATCGGTGAGCAAATGTTAACCATTGCTAAAAAGTATCGAATAGTAATGGTTGTACACGACGCGATTGCATGTGTAGCACCAAAAGCTGAAGTTGAGACTGCTAAAGAATTTATAGAACTATGTATGCGGTTGCGCCCTAGTTGGGCTTCTGATTTACCATTAAATTGTGACGCAGGTTATGGTGCAACTTATGGAAGTTGTTAAGTGGAGAATGTTATGGAAAATACAAATGCGCACAGACAGAAGTATATCGATTACATTTGTAGCAAAGGCAGCGTCAATGCGGGTGATGCGGCACGGTACATGAAGGTTAGTTTTTCTGCTGCTCGTGAGTATCTGAGAGCTATGGCCCGTGCTGGATACTTAGAGAAATTTAATGCCCCAAATGATCGTGGCATCACTGTGATCCACTACAAATTAGTATCAGTTCCTCGTGACGCATCCGACCGGGCAGACGACAAGAAGGTCTCCCAACCCCCAGGTTTTTTTGAAGCCGGAAGGGCTTATTTGGAGATGTGTAACGACTTGTTGTACGTTCGCCGTTTTGTTTCTGTTAAGCAAGTAGAAGCTATAGATTCATGGTTTCGCACTTACTCGTGTATCCACGCCTGGAGTTTTGACAATCCGTATGATATACCGGAGGCATTATGAATTTTATGCAACTAAATGAACCACAGGAAAGGACGATGCAACATGTGCTCAAACTTGATGGCATCGTGTATCTACCACATTACGTACAACCTAATCGGTGGTGTGGTCCTGGTACAGACAAATTTACGGAACCCTTTACCACAGAAAATCTTATTGGCCGAGGGGCTGTGTGGGGGTCTTACCCACTTTGGCCCCGCAGATGGACGGAGTTGCTATGGACTACGCAGAACCTTTGATAAGAGCAGAACAGAAAGTCAAGCAGATCTATCAGGCTTGCATTGAAAAGCGCCCGTGCGATGCTATGGAGTTATGCCTTGAAGCAATCGTAGAACTAAGGGCTGCTTACTCAGCGATTCACGATGACGTGGAGCGCAAAGATCCTAACCCTGTGGGCATCTGGAATTTCAAGGATCTTGCGTGAGATGCCCCCTTTGCCGCGATGAAGGCCGCATTGTAGGCACAAAGGTTCTTGACACACGGATCAAGCCCATCAGTGAGTGGCAGGAGAATGTTGTACGCAAACGCAGATGTCTTGATCCTAAGTGTGGGTTTACGTTTGTATCCACAGAGATACCGCATATCAAGAAGGAGCCTTATGATGAATCTTGAAAAAGTGCAAGCGCTCGCCGAGCAAGCTGGAGATTTTTGGAACGATACTTTGATATCGGACAAAGAATTTCTCGTAAGGTTTGCCGACCTTGTCGCTGCTAACGAGCGTGAGGCATGTGCTCAGATTGCTGATAGGTGGCCGGATTATGATGTGGAGGGCTTGGCAGCGGTAATCAGAGCAAGGGGAGTTAATAGATGAACAAACGACTCCAAGAACTTGAGGAAGAAGTCCGCAAGCTGGGCTTTGAGTTGTGCAATGCGGAAAACTATATCCACGAAAATTTTGGCGATGTTCTAACTCTTAAGAGTAAAGATGTTGAAATCTTTGTTGGTACTCTACAGGACTTGGAACGCTGGATGCAGGGATTTAAATTTGCTCGTCAGCGTGAATGGGTTGGGCTGACGGATGATGAGGTGTTCAAGATTCTGGACGATGTGCTAGGGTTTAACACTTGCTTTGGACTGGAGACACCCTTTGTCTGCGCCTTTGCCCGCGCCATAGAAGCCAAGCTAAAGGAGAAGAACCATGATTGACGAGCACAACAACGAACTCAGCCTTTTGAAAGATCAGCGCGTACTTGTTATCCAAACCGTTGAAAAAATCATTGAAGGGTGCGGCAACGTAAGGGAAAACAAACGTCTTCACAAAGACGCTCATGACTTGGCAAGGCTTGTGCTCCAAGACTGTCGTGGGTTACTGATGTTTATTAAGGAGTGAGAAATGAGCCGAGAGGTTATGCAGCAAGCGCTGGAGGCGCTTGACTCAGACAACCCCGACATCCAACTACGGGCGGCAATCGCCCTGCGCAGAGCGTTGGAGACAGAACACAAGCCTAAGCCTCAGTCATATCTGGATGAACAGGAAGTAAGAGAAATCACGGCAGTAGCTATTGAAGTGGGTATCGTGCCCTGGGTTAAACACGAGGTTATAAACGGATATTTTATACCGACAGATGAGGGCATGGACGGCGATCAGGCATCTCTGATCCAGTTTGGTCAACTGCTCATAAAGCAGGAACGCGAGGCGTGTGCGCAGTTGTTGGACAAACAAGCAGACCTTGCTGGTGACCCAATGGATCGGGAATGGGCTCAGGAAATGGCGGCTGCTATCAGAGCAAGGGGAAAGGAATGACCAAAGTGTGGACTCAAGAGCACTGGACAGACTACGAACAAGGCATCGTTGCTACCGAGCGTGAAAGGATCGCCCAGTTGCTGCGCGAACAACGAAAGTTCTGGAAAGAGTGGGAGTACCCAGAGGAGTATATTTTTGCCGTGGATGTACTTTTGGAGCGCATTAAATGCAAACCAACATCAAAGAGCGAAGTATGAGTTCTGTAATAACCGTCCGCGAGCTTAATAAAAAGTGTGGGGAATGTACAGCCTGCTGCTCTGGCCACCTCTATGGGGAGGCGCATGGACATAAGTTTTTCAAGGGTAGGCCGTGCTTTTTTGTCACAAAAGCCGGGTGTAGCATTTACGAGGATCGACCTGATGTCCCTTGCAAGAGCTTCAAATGCGGATATTTGACGTTCCCTTTTTTCCCCGAGTGGATGCGCCCGGACCAATCTGGAGTGCTGGCTACACACGGTATCTTCAAAGCCGGGGATGAAACCAAGCCCTATCTCCAGATTTCCGAATATAATAAACCGATGAGTGCGCTGTCTCTCTGGTGGTTCATTGAGAAATATCGTGATGGCCAGCTACCCAACTTACTTATCAATATTGGAGGGTTTCACCACAGACTAGGAACCGAGGAATTTCTTAGAGCCAACCTGTGAAAACTTTTGGAGAGCATCAAATGCAAACCAACATCAAAGTAAAAATTAAAAGCACCGGACAGGTAGGATTCGTTGCAAACGTAGACGAGCACTCCATCTGTGTACGACTACCGGGTTCTGACGGGTGGCCGTTTCCAAGTTACCAGTGGGTGCCCCGCCAAGATGTTGTGAGTGTACGGGAAAAGAAAGAACCTCCTGAGTTTGAGGCAGCACTATTTTGAACACTACATGGTCCTACAGTAGTCTTAAAACATTTCAAGAATGCCCAAAAAAATATTATCATTTGAGGGTAGTTAAAGACTTTGTAGACAAACCAACTAAAGCAACTTTGTATGGTGGCGAATTACATAAAGCCGCAGAAGAGTTTGTAAAAAACGGTACTCCCATACCCGCTAAGTTTGACAATACTCACATTAAACCTACGATAGAAAAACTTATGCAACTGGAGGGTGAACGGTTTTGTGAGTATCGCATGGGGTTAACTAAAGATTTAGAACCGTGCGGGTTTTTTGATACGCATGTGTGGTGGCGTGGCATTGCAGACTTGCTGATTGTCAACCGGGAAAAAGGTTTGGCTTACTCTTTAGATTACAAAACAGGCAAAAGCGCAAGATATGCAGACGTGCGGCAGCTAGATCTAATAGCCGAAGGAGTTATGGCGCACTTTCCCGAGATCACACGAGTCAAATCAGGGTTACTTTTTGTAGTAAGTAATGAGTTTGTGAAGGCATATCAGACAGCAGATAGCCGAGGGCGTTACATGGATAAAGTAAAGCCTGACTTACACAGACTGCAAAGTGCGTTTGAAACCAACGTATGGAATGCTTCACCTAATAACTTATGTGGTTGGTGTCCTGTTAAAATTTGCGAACATAACCGAGGTTGATATGCCCTACGTTAACAAACCCCGTCCGTATAAAAAAGAATATAAACAACAAGTTGCACGAGGCGAAGCCGACGAGCGATTAGCCAGAGCCCGCGCACGATACTCCATCGACAAGAAAGGCACTGATAAAAATGACAACGGCAAAGCTGATGCCCGTGAAGGTAAAGACGTAGCACATAAGATAGCACTAAGCAAAGGAGGTACAAACGAGCAAGGACTGCATATTGAAAGCCAAACAAAAAACCGATCATTTAAACGAAATTCAAATCATAAACTTGTATCAGAAACCAGTAAGAGGGAACGTGGAAAAGTATGATTGGCCTCGACCTCCGGGGCTTGAACCGTTCGCACATCAGAAAGTAACATCAGAGTTTTTAACTACTAGACGTAAAGCGTTTTGTTTCAATGAGCAAGGTACGGGTAAAACTGCATCCGTTATCTGGGCCGTTGACTACTTGATGAAACTTGGTGTATTACGCCGTGTGTTGATTGCTTGTCCGTTGTCGGTGATGCGCTCTGCGTGGCAAGATGACTTTTTTAAGTTTGCTATGCATCGGTCCGTTGATATTGCTTACGGTACAGCAGACAAACGCAAAAAAATTATCAATGGTATGGCCGAGGTGGTTATCATCAACTTTGATGGGATCGGCATCGTCAAGAAGGAGATAGTCGCAGCGGGCTTTAATTTGGTTGTCATTGACGAGGCGTCAGCTTATAAAAACGTGCAAACCGAACGATGGAAAGATTTGCGCGACGTTATGAAATCAGTCAAGGGTTTGTGGATGTTGACAGGAACACCCGCTGCTCAATCACCTGTGGATGCTTACGGATTAGCTAAGCTTATTAACCCAATCAACACACCTAAATTCTTTGGGCAGTTCAGGGATATGGTGATGGACAAAACATCTATGTATCGATGGATACCGAAGATCGGGGCCGACAGGATCATACATACATTGTTGCAACCAGCCATACGATTTGAAAAGCATCAGTGCTTAGACTTACCTCCACTGACTTACGTTGATCGAGAAGCTCCGTTGAGCCCACAGCAGAAGTCATACTACAACATGCTCAAAAAGCAGATGATGATCCAAGCAGACAACGAAGATGTAACGGCAGTCAATGCAGCAGTGCAAATAAATAAGCTGTTGCAGATAGCGGGTGGGGCGGTGTACACCGACAACAAAGAAGTACTTGAGTTTGATGTATCAGGCAGGCTTAACGTAGTCAAAGAAGTCATTGAAGAATCTTTACACAAAACTTTAGTGTTTGTTCCCTTTACTCACACAATACAAATATTAAAACAATTTTTAGATAAACACAATATATCAAATGAAATAATCGATGGTGCTACAACCGTGAGAAAACGCTCCGATATTGTTATGGAGTTTCAAAAACATACCAACCCAAGAGTGCTTATTATTCAACCTATGGCGGCAGCACATGGACTAACATTAACCGCCGCTGATACTATCATATGGTATGCACCTGTCACTAGTGTAGAAACGTACTTACAAGCAAATGCACGAATTGATCGTCCGGGGCAAACCAATAGTATGACGGTAGTTCATATTAAAGGATCACCTGTTGAAACGCGGTTGTATAAATTGCTACGTACTAATATGGAGCAGCACGAAAAAATTATAGACTTGTACAAACAAGAAATGCAGGTTACTTGACAATGTCAAAAGTTATGCTATAATTGCGGTTCTTCGTTAGGGAGGTTAGATGTGGAAGAAAATTTAGTTGACGTACCTATGGATCAGTTAGCGAAAGCATACGTTAGAATTAGGGACGAGCGAGCAAAGTTAAAGTCAGATTACGAATTGCAAGACAACGAATTAAAGGAACAAATTGCAGTAATTGAGCAAGAGTTATTAAGCGCTTGCAACCGTATTAAAGCTGATAGTATCCGTACCGTGCATGGGACGATCATTCGGTCAATCAAGTCGCGTTACTGGACGAATGATTGGAGTTCTATGTATAAGTTCATAAAAGATAACGATGCGTTTGCGTTGTTAGAAAAGCGTATACATCAAACCAACATGAAAGAATTTCTAAATGAAAATGCAGATTTACTACCTGCGGGTTTGAATGTAGAGAATGAATACACTATAGTCGTTAGACGTTCTAAGTGAGGATATAAATGAGTAATCTTATACTGAGTCAAGATACCCCTGATTTCCTTCAAAAAGCTGGCATCAGTAATTTAAGTAAACAGCTTGCTGGCAAGGGCAACGGCATAAAGCGCATTGTGCCTAAAAATGGTATCTTCCGCAAAATGGTTGGCGGCGAAGAGGTTGGCAAAATTAAAGGTCCGCTGGAGGTTGTGATTGTTGATGCGTCTCCAAATGTTGGCCGTATATATTATGAAAAACAATGGAGCCCTGATGCTGAGCCGACTGCGCCGACTTGTTTTTCAAATGATGGGCGTGAACCCGATGAGTCTGTAGAAGACCCCCAAGGAGACCGTTGCGATACTTGTCCCAAGAACATCAAAGGGTCAGGTATGGGCTCTTCAAAAGCCTGTCGGTACTCGCGTCGGCTTGCAGTGATGCTGCTTGAAGATTTTGATACTGCGCTTGAAGGGCAGGTCTATCAAATGAATCTTGCATCAAAGTCGTTGTTTGGCGATTCAAATGTTGAAAACGCTTATACGTTTGAAAATTACCACAAAGTTTGCATAAACAATGGTAAAAGTGTTGATCACGTTGTCACTAACATTTTCTTTAATGAAGACAATGACAACCAATCGTTGTTATTTATGCCTATGCGTTGGATAAAATCCAAAGAATACAATGCTTCTGTAAAGCTTACTGAGTCTGGTGTCACTAAACGCATCGTTACGATGACTCCTTATCAAGCAGATACTACAAAAGCTTTGCCTGCTGTTGCAAGTCCGCCTAAAGAGGAGTTCGAACCTAAGAAACGTGAAAACAAAAAAGAGTTGACTGCACCCGCGCCAAAAAACAATCTTGACGCAATTGTAAAAGCCTGGGCCGACGAAGATTAACATGTCGTATGGGTATAGCCAAAGTTTAGCCGCCACACTGCTGGACACGGATTCTGAACATCTTGGCATTACGCTTGGGAAACACTGTGTGAAGTTGGGCATCCCCGTAGCTAAAGTTGCTGACTCCTTGGGAGTCAGCAGAGCTACGGTCTACAATTGGTTTTGGGGGTTAAACACCCCCCACAGCAAATACGAAAAGCCAATTCAAGACTTCATTCGTGCTAACCGTTGCTGTTAGAACCTTCGTCTTTTATGAGTTGACATGTCCAATTTTGATCTATTGGATGCTGTGCTGCCTTCTGAAGGTCGGTATTGCATTGTGGGGGTTGGTAGGTATGTAGATCAAAGACTGTTTGATACCAAAGAAGAAGCTGAAGATTGCATTAAAAAACTTACTAAATCTTTCAATGTGTACTTTGGGTGCGCCAAATTTGGTTCACTCAACAACCGCAGACACGAGAACGCTCTATACTTCAGGGCGTTATGGCTTGACATCGACTGCGGCCCTACCAAGGGTGTGCCTGATGAAAAAGGCATCATCGCAGGATACCTAGATCAAAACATAGGGATGAGTGAACTCAAAAGGTTTTGCAAAGAAGTTAAATTACCAAAACCAATTTTAGTAAACTCAGGCTACGGTATACATGCTTACTGGTTGTTGGAAGAAACACTAACTCAAACGGAATGGAAGCCATTAGCTAAGAGACTCAAACAGCTTTGCGAGACGCACAACCTGATCGTTGACCCCGCAGTTTTTGAAGCATCAAGAGTGCTGCGTGTCCCAGGCACTTATAACCATAAGGATAAAGATGATTTAAAACAAGTTACGATTATAAATGAAGTATCAGATCGTATACTTGTTGCATCTTTAACCGAGCTTCTTGGCGCACCAGAACCAGAACCAAACGACGACCGGCCTGAGTACATACCTGCAAGCATGAGCCCCATGATGGAGGCTATGCTGAAGAATAAAATAAAACGATTTAAAACCATCATGATCAAGTCAGCACAAGGTACTGGGTGCGCCCAACTACTACACTGCTACCAGAACCAACAAAGTATTAGCTACAATCTGTGGAGATCCGCGCTTTCAATTGCAGCGTTTTGTATTGATAAAGACACTGCGGTACACAAAATATCAGAAAACTACCCCGGGTATGACCGCTATGAAACGGAAGTAAAAGTTGATGATTTGATACGGACAGGCGCTCCGCATTACTGCACAACATTTGCTCGATGGAACCCCGAAGGTTGTAACGAGTGCGCACACAAAGGACGCATAAAGACTCCAATTATGCTTGGAGTTGAGATAGCCGAGGCCGACACAGACGAAATAGAAGTGATGTCAGAAGATGGCGAAGTAACTATTGAACGTATACCTGAGTATCCGTTTCCATTTTTTAGGGGTAAAAACGGTGGTGTGTACAAGCGCCCTCCCGCAGATGCCGAAGAAGAAGCAACACAGGTTTATGAACATGATTTGTACATACACAAACGGATGATTGATCCTATACTTGGGGATTCGGCTGTAGTCAGGTTGCGACTACCAAAGGATGGATTAAAAGAATTTGTACTTGGGGCCGATGAAATTTTTTCTAAAGATAAACTGCGGCAAACATTGGCTCGGCACGGTGTATACACTCACAAAAAGCAATACGATGACTTGTCTGTTTATTTTGTGGGGTCACTTAAAACTATGCAGTTTGATAAAAAGGCGGAAACTATGCGTACACAATTTGGTTGGATAGAAGCAGATAGCAAATTTATTCTAGGTGATCGTGAAATAACTAAAGATGGCGTTTTTTATAGTCCCCCTTCAAGTTATACAAAAGATATAGCAGAGATCATCACCCCTGTTGGGTCATACGAGAAATGGAAAGAAGTGTTTAACCTCTACGGTCGGCCTGGGCTTGAAGGAAATGCTTTCGGTGCGTTGACTGCGTTTGGGTCTCCTTTACTGAAATTTACTGGGATGAAGGGTGCAATCATTAACTTAATTCATCAATCGGCAGGTACAGGTAAGTCTACGGTGCTTTACCTATGCAATAGTGTGTACGGGCGTCCGACTGAGCTAGGTTCGATTTGGAAAGACACCTTCAATGCTAAGATTCACAGGCTTGGCGTTTTAAATAATTTACCTAATACGATTGACGAAATAACAAACACAACCCCTCAAGAGTTTTCTGATCTTGCTTACAGCATCTCACAGGGCAGGGGTAAGAACCGCATGAAGGCTAACGCCAACGAAGCGCGGTTAAATTTAACAAGCTGGACAGGCATTACGCTTTCGTCTGCAAACGCAAGCTTTTACGAAAAACTCTCTACACTGAAAAATTCCCCAGATGGCGAAAACATGCGTTTACTTGAGTACCACGTACACAAGTCGAATGTGATTGATACGCAAGAAGGCAAGGACATGTTTGATCATCAGCTACTTGAAAACTACGGCCATGCTGGTGATATTTATATCCAGTATTTAGTGAACAACCTTGAAAACGTAAAAGATCTTATTAGGAAAGTGCAGGCAAAAATTGATAAGGAAGTGCAATTTACAAGTCGTGAGCGGTTTTGGTCGGCAGTAGCTGCTTGCAACATCACAGGCGGTTTGATTGCTAAAGAGTTAGATATCCACAACTGGAACATGATGGCAGTTTATAAATGGCTTCTTAGAACCCTTAACAATATGCGAGAAGAAATCAAACCCCCGACTCTAAACCCTTTAATGATCGTCGGCGACTTTATCAATACTAACATTCAGAAAGCTTTGGTCGTGCAAGGCAAAGAAGATAAGCGCACCAGTATGACTGCCAACCCAACACTTATGCCAAAGGGAGAGCTGTACATACGTTATGAACCTGATACCAAGTATTTATTTGTTACGGTAAACAGTTTTAAAAAGTATTGCGCGGATCAGCAAATCAATTATAAAGACACTCTTAAACAGCTTAAAGATTTAAATGTATACGTTGAAACTGTGAACAAACGTATGGGTAAGGGCACTCAATTAGATTCCCCCGGTGTACGGGTGTTGGCATTTGATGCGTCTAATTCTGAGTACTTGCAAATGGATTCATTGACAAATCATGAGGATCGAGACAGTAACGTACAACGTCAACTGGGCTAGGTTTAAACCTGGAACTTCTTTTTTTGTACCTTGCATAGACCACAGATCGGCAAAAACAGCAGTTAACGAAGTAATGCGCCGACTACGTATGAAGGTGGTGATGAAGGTTGTAATTGAAGACGGTATAAAGGGTTTGCGTGTATGGAGAGTTTAAGTTATTTTTGTGAGTCTGTTGAAGTGCCATACACTTCTATCCTACGTTGGCGTTCACGTTCAGCCACCGCCTTACGTGATGGTGCAGCAGCAGGAGCAAGCAACGCTGCATTCTTTTCTGACAACCGCAGACCACGCCAAGACTCACCACGGTCTTTAGCTCTACGCTCCAACGAGGCTTGAAGTTGTTCAACATCAATCCTAAACGAAGGATACTTTTTGTTAAATGTAACAAGGTCTTTGGCAATTAGTTGGTTGTAAGCTTTAAAGTCTTTTGTGCGGTACTCACGGTCGATGTTGTCAAACAGCTTCTGGCGTTCGTTCTCAATACGTTGTTGAATACCAATAAGTTTGAACGTCACATTTTGTGTGTTGGCAAGAAGGTCTGAACGGAACCCAATAGCTTGACCGATAAGCTCACCTGTCGTAAAGGCATCCTTGCTCATGATCTGAGCGCCTTTATTGTCTTTAGCGCCTTCATTAGCGTACTTATGCGTAAGCACAAGATTACGTATTAGCGCAGGGGACATCTTCTCTACGCCCTTTTGATAGTCCCCGTTTCGGAAAGCCTCATACGAGTCGGCAAGATTGAGCACCATGTTTACACCAGGGCCTGCTTTCTCAATAGCAAGGGCTTGCAGTTCTTCTCTAGCTGTCTTAGTTTCCTTAACATCACGGAACCACAGGTCGTTAAGTTGTGTACGAGAAGCTAAGTCCCATCCAGTGAGCGCGTTTAGTGGCCCACGTTCGACAATTTCACTTAAACTTTTACCGTTAATCTTGTAGTCTCCAAGCACTTCAGGCAGGAATACTGTGCGGAACCACAATTCGTAGTCTAAATCTTTAACGTCTTTTGGTTTTTCGTCATCGTCGGCAAGATTCCAAGCCAACCCTAGTAGTCCAAACACCGTACTAAACAGAGGCAAACCAGCAGCCCCAGCAAGTAGAAAAGTGGCTCCCATCGTACCCCAGAATATCTTTGCGGCTTCGGCTCTGCCCTCCCCATTAAGGCCGAAGATCATGCGCTTGAAGTTTTTAAGCAAGTACAGAGTTACATGCAGTGGGTACATTTGAAACTGCAACATGATCTTACCGCCTGCATTACGCATGATCATAGGGCGGTTGTACTCACCATAGTTACCAAGCGCATCATTAGTGTCTTGAACTGCTTGATTTATCGCAGCTTCACTAGACATATTATTGCGTTTAGACAAACGATACGAAACTAAAAATATAATTTCACGAGAAATTCTTTCAGTTGAGTGCATTAACCCGCCAATTGCTATGTTTGCATAACGCTTTCCACGCTGCGCCACAGAACCAAGTTCTTCAGTAGGTACGTTTTTGTACTCAAACAATGCACGCGCATAGGTGCTTTGGGTCACATCTCTAGCCAACATACTTTCTACAGCAGCACGTTCATCTGCCGTAAGGCCAGAAGCATTGACTATTGAAGGTGGTGACCAAACAGACTTACCTGTTGCGGTCTTACGTGTCATACCAAATTGGTCCCATACTTTCATTAGCTTAGCTAGTTCTGCGGCTGTTTCTGGATATCCGTGCCGAGCACCAAGTATAGGAACTCCTGTTTGAAAAATACCAATTGGTTGTAGTAATGCAGAAGATGCACCGGAAAGGTAGTAGATGAACGAAAATTTGTTAATAACACTAGCTATTTTATCAAATAAGCCGGGAATATTAGGGTTAAGTGTTTGCGCTACTCGTTCTTCCATTTGAGACATGAAAGGTTCAAGCTCTGGTCTGTTCTCTATAGACTCACGAGCAGCCGACAACGTATTGCGTAACTTAGGTGCGTACTTGAGCCGAGCAAGTTGCAGGGACATTCTCAAGGATGATTCATTAAAGTCACGAAGAAAATCAGTACGATAACCCGCATATCCTTTACGAGTGATAAATTGTTTTCTAAAAGATTGTTCTGGCATTGTGCGTAGATACAACTGATACACAGCATCTTTCATATCTTCACGAACAGAAAGGTCTGTGAAGTTGGCGTTATCAATTAAATCAAAAGTAGCTTTTAAAATTGCACTAGGATTTTGCCCATTAATAGATCTTGTGGACGCTTCACGCAGCTTTCGTAAGTCATTGCCAATTTCAAATTTTTTGGTTTCAAGTAAATTATCTAAATTATCTTTACGATCAGTGGCCATTTGAGCAGCAACAGCATCACGCTCAGCCATCGTTGGAAACATAAAGAATTCTTTTGTATTTCCTACATACACAGAAAGCCAAAAATCTCCATCTCGCATCAAAGGGAAATAAGGGTTGATTCGACTTTGCCCTTCAAACATTTTTTTAATTGAAGCTAATAATTTACTTTTTGCTTCAGGTGAAATGTTGGCTTCATTAATTTGATCGTCAAGCAGTGAGCTATAAAGCTCGGCCATATCTTCATAATACTGTTTTGCGTCATTGTATAAACGCCTTCCTTCTGGTCCAAGGTCTTCAAACATTTTATTTACACGTTCACTACGAATTTCGGAAGTAGGGTCAACTTCTGAATCAGTTGTTACTTTAGTAATTTTATCTATTTTGTCACGAAGTGTAGGGTCTGCACGAAATGCATCATTTATAGCTCGTGAAAGATCAGCAGCAGCGCCCATAAGTTGTTGGGCTCTACCGCTTAGTTCTTGCAATTGTCTGTTAACTTCTAGCAAACGAGGTATATCTTTACCAGCCCATTCAGCTAAGAAATCGTTTGTTACTGGCTTAACTAAACCTTGACGAATGCGGTAATTTGTACCTCGCCATATTGCTGCAAGCGCAGGAAAAATATTTTCCCCATTACGCAGTTTGTATACAAGCGAAGCTTGTTTCGCTAAATCTTCAGCACGTTTAGAAGTTTCGTATTTTTCAATAGCTTCATCTACTGCATTGTCGATTTCTTTTTG